CACGTGGAACACTGCCACACCGATGCACAAAATAAAATGTTTCACGTGGAACACATTGTTAAACAAAATAACACGCAAACCGCTTGCAGGTAAAATAAAATGCTTAACTTTGCAGCGTGTTAAACAATTAAATACTTTATCAAAATGAAAACAACAGATTTAATTTTTGAAAATCAGAAAGTGTTAAACGCATTGCAAGAAATGTTATTGCAGACAAAGAAACACGTTGAATTTTTGGCGGCTGGTTCGCCCGAAATGCGCACAAACCTTGAAAGCATCGCCGAAAGCCTGCAAACGGGTGTTGATATTTTAGAAAATCAAATCGTGTTCAATCGTGATACACACAACAAGTTTGCAAAAGAAATCGCCTGCAAAAATCAGCATACGACTTTATCGCAACTGAAAAACTTATAGGGCGTTTCAAAACCTTTTGCGAATGTTACCCGACAAACTTGTACATCGGTTTAACGGGCGTTGAAACATTGCAGGACAAATAACAATCAGCAAGCGAAAAGAAAAGGCGGTAACAATCAAGTTGCCGCCTTTCTTTTTGTCCTGCCTTGCAGTTACTCAATATAAACGCCGTCAGACAAAGCCGTGTATATCATTTCCTGCTCTTCTGCAAGCATTTCGGCGGTGTGTATGGGTGTAACATCATCGAACACATTAAACCCTTTGAAATCGCCTAAAATGCCCGTTTGTCTGTCATTGTTTCGCCCGTTGCTTGCGCTCTCGTACCACTTGCAGTAAATGTAGGGTTCTAAACCGTAATATAACATTTCGTTCCAATCATCGCCGCCCACGGTCTTAACTTGGGTGCTTGGTGAAAGGTGTATTATTTCGCTGCTTGGTTCGGTTTCCTCAACTTGAAATACAACGCCGTTGCAGGACAAAAGCGCAACCCCGTTGCCCGTTACCACGTTTATAACGTACTGCAAACCTATCGTTTTACCTGCATAAGCGTTGTTAAGGTTTACAAAGCCTGCAAACGGCAAAAAGATTTGTATTTCGCTTTCGTAGTCGGTGTTGTCCTCATTGTGCGCTGGTACTACCGCCGTGCCGAAATCAAGCGTTATTTTGTCTTGCGCTGGCTGGTGGCAAGATACGCCCGTGTTGTAGTTGCCGCATCGTATTACATCGGTGCTGCTTGCGTCTATGTTGGTGTAAACACGGCGTATTTTGTTCACGTATGCGCCCAAATCTATGTTTTCGTATATGGGTGCGCCCGTGCTTGGGTCTGTTCCCGTTTCCTTGAAAAACCGTTTGCCGCTAAACTCTGCCAATTCGTCAAGCGTTACCAAATACACGTTTATAGCCCCGTACTGCTCGCCCACAACGGTAACGGGGTACGCGCTGCCAATAACTGCAAAACCGCTCCAATTAGTGTTTACTTTTATGCTTCCCGTTGCTTTCTTTTTATCGCTTGAAATCGTAAGGTCTTGCGTTTGAGGGACGCCGCTTGCGTTCTCGTAGCAGAATTTCGGTGTACTTTTTTCGGTGTCAAATTCTGTACCATCGTTTGCCGTTAATGTAACATTTACCGTTTCCCCGTCTTTCACGTATTGCGGCAAGTCCTCGTTAGCGGTGCAATTTGATAGGTTTGTGGCAATTTCTACCACATCATCGTAACTTCCCGTAAGCGTTACGGGCTTTGTCGGGTCTATGTCGGTAACGGTTAGCGTTGCTTGTTGGCTGTATTCCAAATCCTGCACCACAAACGGCGTTTTGGTCGCTGTTCCTGCCTTGTTCGTGTAACTCGCTTTGAGGTCAAAGAAACGTACTTTGTTCGGTATGTATTGCCCCGTAACGGTGAAAGTTGCAGTTTCCCCGTCAAACGTATGTCGTTCGGTTACGCCGCTGCCCGTTATGTTGTTCGTAACATTAAGTTCGGGTGTTCCCTCGCTGGCTGTCGTACCCGTAAGCGTGAAACTCTCGCCCGTGTCGGCATCGTCATACTCCCAACTTGCCGTTTTACCGTCTGGCGAAATTGTCAAGTCTTGCGTATCAGGGGAACCGTAACCGTCCGTAAACTCCACTTGCGCCGCCGTTATCTTGTAACCCTCGTTTGCCGTTACTTGTATGCTCGCATCAAAATAACCGCTGCCTTTTGTTCCCGTTGCTGTCGTGTTCGGTATGTTGTTTATAACTTCCAAATCGTTTTCGCTTCGGGTGTTTCCCGTGATAGTTATTTCCGTGTCTGCATCGGTGTCGGGCAACTCACCAAATGCCCAAACCTTTGCGCCGTTCATATCCAAAACAACGCTTTTCGGGTAGCCGCTTGTGTTGTTATAAACCGCCTTAATATCACCTACAAACAAATAACCGTCATTCGTTTTTACGTTTATATCCCAATAACCGCCGCTTACGTTCCACTGGCTGTTATCATCGTGTGCGTTAGGTATATTTACAATTACTGCCATACTCTTTTAATTTTCAGTTCCTTTTAATGTCACCATAATAATGCCGCCTGTTTCATTCAGTAAACCCGTATTTGCAAACGGCACTTTCTCGAAATTCGGGGTGCGCTTGTAAACGGTATCACGGTTTGAAATATACGGGTCGGGGTTGTCGCTTTCAGATACACGCCCCGTTGCCGCCAAAATTTCGCTTTCGTAGGTTTTCAGTACATCAACACGCAACGAAAGTTCGTAGGCGTTGTTTCCCTCGAAACTTACCCTATCCACGAAATAATAACGCCCCAAATCGGGTATGTAACAATAATTGAAAGTCGGTCGGGGCTGCTTTCGTAGTGTTACGGTCGGGCGCAACACATCGAAAGTTTGCCGCAAATCGCCCTCAATCGCCGTAAACTCGCCCAACTGCTTGTTTACCGTGTTCGGGTGTCCGTTGTATGAATAAAAGTTTATCGTTGTCATATCGGTAAAGAAAAAGGCGGTGCGGTGCGCTTTCACCTGCACCCACACCGCCAAAGTTAAACAATCTAATACCTATCAATTACTTGATAAAGAATACTACAAAGTTTTCGTTTGTATCGTTGAAATACCCTGCATCAAACTTGTAATAGTTGTTGAAAAACTCCGCCTTTGCGTTGTAGTTCGTTGTTACCCGTCTGTCAAGATTGCAAACGCCCAACGCATCACGGTCGAACATTACGCCCAACACACCCGAAATTTCAACGGTTTTGCCGCCGCTTTCCTTAACATTAATGTGCCCCGTGTTGGCGAAATCGTAGTTCTTTCCGCTACCCTGCCAAAAAGGTACGGTTTCGGCTTGCGGCAAAAGCACATCACCACGGTTAAACGTGTCAGAATAAAGATAGGTTTGCGCTGCCTTTGCAAAGTCTGACAAAAGAACAACGTGTAACATATCTTTCGGCGTAAATCTTTCCTTGCCGCCAACATTGAACAGGGTCGAAATGCTTTGCAGGCGGTCGGCGTAAGTTCCCATTACGTAAGACGCAAAGCGAATGAAATCGGGGTCGGTTATCGCCTTTGCCGCTGTCAGTGCGTCAGGGTTCGGGGTCGGGTCGCCTCCACCCGTTGCAGGTGTTGCAGGGAAATACTTGTCGTTGTACAACTTCAAAAGGTTCACACAACGTGCCGTGCTTGCTTTGGAAAGGTCGTCATTGGTTAAATTGCCTGCCGTACCGCCAAACGCAACCGCATCAGCTAACACGGTTTCCGCAATCATGTTGTTAATAGTGCGCATAATCAAAGCGTCTGCCTTGATAGTCATCGACTTTTCAACGGCTGCATAAATCATCGAAATAAAGCCGTTGAGTTGTGCGGCGTTGCTGAAACTTTCCTTAACCTGCCTTTCGGTGATTGATACGGGTACTTCAAACGTAACCTTTGAGTTGAAAAACTTTGCGGTAACGGTCGGTTTGTGGAAAACATCTTGGTCGTAACTCTGTCCGTCCTTCAAGTTCCACGTGTCGTTTTCCTCGGCTTCGGGAACATCGGCACTTATTTTCTCCAATACGCTGCCAAACTCCCACGCATCCATTAAAACGCTCGGCACTTTGCCCGCATAAGGTCGGTTTACGAAAATCACCTTGCCGATATGGTTTACAAGTGATTTTACGTAATTATCCACTGCATTTTGGTTAAACACTTCCGTGCCCAAATCCACAATGCCCATCAAATCATCGTTTACAATGTCAGTACGTCCCAGCACTTCACTTGAAACGGTTTTAATAATCTGGTAAATCTGTTTTACGGTCATATTGCTAAAAATTAAATTAGTTATTCGTAAATACTCGTTGTTATCTCGCTTACAAGTGCAAAGATAATGTTTTTTCTCCAATTATCACGCCTTAACTGCAATTCTTTTGCAATTTCGGTCGAAATTGATTTGCTTGCGCCCGTTCCTTTGCTGGTTTCGGTTGTTTGGCGTTCCTCTGTGCGGTTTCTCTCATCGTTTGCGGTCTTTCGGTCGCTGTCTGAAAAATCGGTGTCATTAAACGCCTTGTTTGCGCCCGTTTCGGTGTTGTCGGTGCTTTCCTGCAAAGTAACCGTTTCCGTGCGTTCAATTTGCCCCGTTACGGGTGTAAGTACATCGTAATCGGCAAGCATCGCCGCCGCCTCACGTTCCCAGCCTTGCACGTTTACCGCAATCACCGCCGAAACAACATCGCTTGCATTGTCGCTGGTTATGCTGCTTACAATGGTCTTGCCGCCGTACATCAGTAAGGCGTAAGCGTCTAACTTGGTCGGGTCGGTATCGCCGAAAATTGCGGCGTACTCTGTCGGGTATTCGGTCTTGAAAACCTCCTGGAATATCCCGTCACCCTTTGTAAATAGTTCGCTGTATTTCATTGTTTATCTTTGTTTTCTTCTGTTTCTTCTGTTTGTTCCGTTTCGGTGTCGTTCCCGTCCGTTTCTTTGGTTTCCTCTGTTTCGGTCGTTTCGGTTTGTTCCGTTTCCGTTTCTGTCGTTTCCGTGTCGTTTCCGTCCGTTCCCGTTGTTTCTTGGGTTTCCTCTGTCGGGTCGGGTTCTTCTGTCGGGTCGGGGTTTTCCTTTGCCGTTTCCAAATCAGCCGCCAAAGCGTTGTAATTATCCCTTTCCAAACCCCAACTTGAAGCAAGTTTAACCGAAATTTCGGTGTCAAACATTGCATTAATTTTCTCAACTGCATTTTGTCTTTCTTTTAGCATATTATCCACATACGGCAAAAGTACATCTACATTCATACTTACCTCGCCCAAATTGAGCCGTTCACGCTTCATATTATAATTTGCGTTTAACCCCAATTCGTTGTACATACTCGCTTTGTAGTATTGTATCAGTTCAATAAGTTGTGTAATATACACGCTGTTTGTGGTCGGGGCTGTCTGCATATTTACGCCCTTGAAAAAAGCGTTTTCCCCGATAATTGAAAATTCGCCGTCCTGTATCTTGCACAAAAACTCATCGGCACTCTGTTTCGTCTTGTCATCGCTGGCACTTATAAGCATCGTGATACGGGTCAAAATGCTTGCCGTGTTCAACGAAATAAGCCCGTCAGTATGTAAGACGGCATAACGACCGATAAGCGGCAAAAGGCTTTCGCCGTTGCTGTCATTCTCAATCAAAACCCCGTCTTTCTGTATATCGTAAGTTTTGTTTAGCTTTAATGCAGGGTTCGCCACGGTGTAAAGCGTTGCCCGTCCGTAAACATCGGGTTCGCCGCCTTTGCCGCCCGAAAGCGCATACAAAACCCCGTCCACGCTGGTAACAAAAGCGTTGCCCGTGGTCTGCAAAAGCCGCTCCAATTCCTTTTGCGGTATGCTGTCGGGCAAACCCTCATACTCAAACATACTTTGAGTTTTCGCCAACGTGTTGGCAATAAATTCGGTTACGGCGGTGTCTTTGTCCCTTACTTGTTGCTGGTACAACTTGTAAATGTTATCTTTCCTTTTCATTTGTCAAAACTTTAATTAGGGTTGTAAGTTCGGCTAACACTTTCGTATTTTCCGCAATCGTATCTTTTAGGCGTTCCGTTTCTTCTTGGTGCGCCTGCCTTTGTTTCACCATATACCAAAACAATGCGCCACACATCACAATCGGAAAACCCAAACTTGAAATGACTTGAATAATAGTATTTGCGTCCATATCGTTATTATTTAGTTACTACTTGCAAAGATAGGCATTTATTTCGTAAAACGGGAGGTTCGGCACGAAATTTGCACCAAACCGCCGTTATTTTCATTTAAGCGAAACAATGTTTGTCTTTGCGCTCGTAATTAAATAATTGCGTACTATTTCGCCTATTTCGTTATCTTGGTAGAAAACTTTGTCTATTGCGAAAAACCGTGCGACTTGTTGTTCAACATAACTTGCCGTACTTAACAACTTGCGTTTGTAGTTCGGTTTGCCGTTCATTTCCAGCGAATAAATAAGGCTGTTTTCCTCATCTTTTATCGGGGTTGTTTTTGCGTGTATGTACATAAAACATTCGTTACCCACTTTGATAATGTTGCCTTGTAACACAACATCGTTAAACTTGATATAGTACACAAACAACACATCTTGCGGCTTGTACTTGCACGGCAAATGTGGATATACTGCAAGTTCCCACTTACCCCCTGTAATCATCTGCAAGTTTTGGTTATCGAAACAAAAATACTTGTTGCTGGCTTTGTGTTGTACTATCGTGCTGCAATACTCAACCGCCACTATTGCGCCGTGTTCGCCAAAGCGGTATATATCTATCGTTCCTTGCTCCATAAACGGCACTTGCTTCAAACCCATTTCCGTAAAGTACGGGCAAAACTTGTTTACCGTGTTCCCCAGCATAAAAACCTTAACATCGTTGCGCTGGCGTATTATCGTGCTTAACAAGTTCATAAACAACATAAACTCATCGGGCAAATAATACCGACGTGTCAAAAACTCATCAAACACAATCGTTGTAACATTCGGGTAACTGCTGCTTTTTTCGTGTTCCTGCTCTGAAAGGCAAAACCCGTAACAAAACGGGGTCGGGTCGGGTGTCCGCTTGTTTTTCTCTGCATCGTAGAAAGATAAAAACCATTTGTTCGACATATAGAACACTTCATTAAATTTGCCCTCTGTCAGTTCCTCAATAAGTCCGTTTGCCACGTGATTTGCAAACAGACTTTCGGCACGTTTGCCCCGTAAATCCTCACGCCAACGGCGGATATATGCCATTTGCTTGCCCGTCTTGATATAGTTTTCCAAACCATATTTTAAGGCTGCATAAGTCTTGCCGTTTGACCTTTCGCCAAATATAACATTATAGTCGGCGTTTTTGTTTAAAATCGCTTTCAAGTCGTAAAATTTCGGCTTGTCTGTCTTTGTCTTTCTTGTTGTCATACTCTTATTATTTTAGTCCTTAAATTTAATACCTCGCAAATAGTTTATATACATAACCGAAAGGGAAAGGCTGTATCCGGTCGGCTCTAAATGTACGCCCGTGCGTTCGTTGTAATGCGCCGTGCTGTCTTTGTAGTCGGTTATCTCGCCTTGTATCTCGTAGTCTATGTAAGTATGTATGTTTTTGCCCGTTGCCGCTGGCGGTATATCCAGATAATTAGTGAAAGCGTCAAATATACCGTTTGCCCCGTACTTTTCAATAAGATAGGGTATCGCCGCCTTTTTATTTACGCCCGAAACGGTTAAACTAAAATCGTATGCCCGTCCGTTTGCTTTCAGTGCGTTCGGTTCTTGCACCATATACCGTTTAGCTCCCAGCGTCTTAAACCGTGTATATGCACCCTCGAAATCCCAAACGCCCAAAGTCTTGGTTATGCCTTTTATCGTTTGCGGCTCGCAAAGGGAAAACGGCAAACCGTGGTACTTGCAGGCGGCACGCAATTTCATTTGTACCTGCATATTGTAAGCCTTGAAATACGCTTCATGCGCCTTGCCGTTCATTATCTTAATGCTGTCCGTGTCGCTGTATATGTAATCGTCTTTCGCTTCATGTATGCCCGTGAAAAGGTTGCGCCGTGCGTATGCGGTTACGAAAATGCCCCACGGGTAAAACAAGAAACGGTTTTTGCTGGTGTTGTATTTATATAGTAAATCCTGCTTTTGTTCGGCTGTCATTGCGTTAATATCCCACTCACCATTATAGGTAAACTCATCACGCAAAGGGTTGGTAACACTCATACCGTAACAACTGTTTAACATTTCCTTGCTGTTTAGGTACTCCACTTCTTTACCCTCAACACCTTTTAATTTCGTCTTGCTTTCGTACAAATGTAGGATAGACTTCACAAACGGGGTCGGCAAATACTCTTTCTTGTAACAATACATTTCACCCACACGCATACTTTCCCACGTGTAAAAGTTTTTGAGTATATTAAAATCCACGTCCGTAATTGTCAGTGCTATTTTTGAAGCCGCTACAATGCGCCCGTTATTTTCGCACGGGTTTTCTTTCACAAAACATTTGCTTGCGGAAATCGGGTTATCTTGCGTTTCGCTGGCAAATATGCTGGTAAACTCAATATCGAACACGCAACAATACTTTGATATTAAAAACTCAAATTGCGCCATACTCTTAACCGTGATTGCAACGCCTTGCGACATCGGGTATTTTTCCGCTATCATTACATAAGGGTAACTGCTTGTAAAGTCGTAACTATCCACGTCATACATTATTTCGTCTGTATATTCGGCGTTGGCGTGTGTAAAACCGCCTGCAAACGCACGTTGCAGCATATTAAATTCATTCATACCCGTAATTTGTAGTTCCTGCATCAAGTTTACGTAATCCCAATTTGGTACGGTCTTTCCTGCAACGCTTTTTTCACGCAAACAATGCGCACGGCAATACTTGCGCACAAACCCCGTCTTTGTTATCGGTATGTGCGTTATCCCCTTGCTTTCCTCGATACGTTCTTGTATGTAGCACATCACTACTTTAATATCATTTATGCAATAATGTATTTCCGCATCAGTAAGCGGCGTTTCGCTGTGCCTTATTTGCTGGTAGTCCAAATCGCCCACGGCTTTTGCACACTTGTATTTCATAAGTTGTTCGCCCAACTTTGCAAGCGAATACCCCGAAAGCAAGTAACTACAACGAAACTCAATGTTGCCCGTTGTTATCGCATAAATCGGTTTTCGTAGGTCTATGGAAAACACACGTTTCCACTCAAACCACTTGCGCAAAAACTGAAATTCGTATGAAAGGTTATGCACATACACAATAAGGCGTAATTTGTCATTCAGCCCTAAAACCTCGCTTACGGTCTGCATCATCGTAACAAATTCGCCCCACGTGCGCCCCATTATCGTGTAACCGTTTATTCCAAACTGCCAAACGTACATTATTGCGGCTTTCTCCAATTTCGCTTTGCGCCCGTTCCCGTCCTGCATACGCTGCATTTGCTCGTATGTGTACGCCCGTCCGTCCGTATCACGGTAAAAACTTGTTGTTTCAATATCAAAGGAGCACGGCACGTTGTAAAACCTTTCGCCCTTGCTGTTTCCGATAATGTTTTTTTCATTTACGGCACGTTGCAAGATGCTTGCAATTTCGGTCGGGCTGTTTATTCTTTCTTGTAACTCAAAAGGTATTTTTTTCATAACCCAAACTTATTAAAGTTGCGCAATATTCGTTCAATATCGTTTTGCATATCCTCCATTTGGTCGGCTGCCTCATTTGCTTGCCGCTCTATCTCTGCATCAATCGCCCGTGATATGCTTTGCGCTTCACTTTCTATTTGGGTGCTTATATCGCTTGCGCTTTGCTCCATTTCGCCCGTGAAATCCTTGTACCGCATCAAATACCGTTCCACAAAATCGCTGTCTGAAACGCTGTTTAACTTGCCCTGCAAGTTCCTTGCCATAAGGTTGTACTCATCGGGCGTTAAATCGTACATACGTTGCAGGTGTTGCCCGTACTGCCTTGCACCTTGCGCCGTACTGGTTGGCTGGCGTAAAAACGAAATCGCCTTGCCGTACTCAATTTTTAGGGTGTTCCAATCGCCCTTCATTGAAAACTTGGTAAACCCTTTTACATCGCCTTTGTTTAACGCTTGCACGGCTGGCGAAAGTTGACCGCTTTGCTCTATGTTCTGTATTCGGCGGTTTGCCATTTGAAAAACCCTTGCAATTTCTTTTCTATATTCGGGGTTGCTTTCCACGGCTTGCAATATCTCTTTTTTGATTTTCGCCCGTTGGGTTGCTCCAAATACAGACTTTGTAAACTTAATCTTGAAACCTAACTTTGCCATACGCTGTTATATTAAATGGGGGTTACAAACATTGCAACCCCCTACAAAGTTAAACATAACTTTCCAAACTCTTACAAGTCCACAAACGAAATAGAATAACACTTCTTGCCGTGGCTCTCGTACTCGTAAATCGTGTACCCAACTTTGCCGTCTTTGATAGTTTGTACCGCCTCATCATCGGCAAGTATTTCACGCACCGTTTCGGCGGTGTGGTTCGGTAGGTTCACCAGCCGTTTGTTTTTCTCATCAATAATTACGGGGCTGTCGCCTAATTGTGATTTGTGTACATAAAGCCCGTTAATGTTGTGTATCACATCTTTGCCGCCCTCATTTTCAGAGTTGAAAATATCGGCTAACTTGGTGTACTGAAAGTCGGTTGTGTCAATACCAAACGTGGTCTTGTTAAATTTACTTGCAAAACTTTTCATTGTAGTAATTCTTTTAATTGTTAAACTTGGTGTTAATTGTTATTCGGCTGTCTGTCCTTGCGGTTCGCCGTCAAACGGCAAATTAGGTTCGTTGTTCGTGTCGGGTTTCAAGTCCATAAGCCACGCACGAAAGCGGTTTATTTTCATAACCGCCCTTTGATTGCGGCAAACTTCATTACACGCCATAAGGCTACCCAACGCCGACAAAGCGGCAAAACTAAACTCGTCAAATGCGTTTCTTTTTTCTTCCATTGTAGTAAACTTTTAATTGTTAAACATAGACTTCTTAAATTTCAACGTGCCGTTGTGTTTGACTACCGTTGTGTCGGTTGTTACTATCGTAGCCTTGCCCCGTACCGTTGTACCCTTTGTAACGGTGCAACCCTGCAAGATTGCAGATAAAAACAACATCGCACCACATACGGCGAAAATCATAACACACATTGCAACTTCTTTAATTGCTTCTTTCGGTTGCTCTTTGAAATGCTTTACTATCTCTTTCATATTTCAACTTGTTTAAGTAACACGTTGCAAAGATACAACTTTTTTCTAACATACAAGCATAAGCGCACAAATTATTTTCGTTTTAACTTTTCTTAACTCTTGGTGTTGTGTTCCACGTGAAACATTTTATTTTGTGCATCGGTGTGGCAGTGTTCCACGTGAAACAATTTCACGGGTGCACACGCATAACAAAAACCGTGCCAAAGTCGGGCGCAATGTGTTAAAAAACGGTAAGGGCGACCCATAGCAAAAAGCGTGCCAAACTTTGTTTACAACTGTTAAATGTGCGTTGGGAAACGTTAAATAGGGGTCAGTAG